CATAATGGTCACAGGCATACCCTTTTTCTTGCCATATTCTTTTGCTTCTTTTTCGCCTTTTTCAGAGTAGGCAAACTTCTTTTTTCCAACCATCGGCATAGGATTTCCCCTTATTTAAGTAATTTACCAGCAACAAATGTAATTACACCACCAGCCATAGATGCTATGGTCATGCCCATCCAAAATCCACCTTTTGACTTGTTTGCCAACTCAAGGAGTGCCTTGACATCGGTGGCTAACTGGTGAACTTCAGTCTGCAAGGAAGCAACCTGTGCCTCTAACTTGCCAAAATCTCGTGCGTCAATATCACTCATAACAATTGTTCCTTACGGGGTCTACCCATAGGTTTCTTCAAAGTTAGCGTCTGCCTCGTTCCATCAACCTTCTCAACCTCCACAACAGCAGAAGTATCAACCTCTGTGTATTCTGGGTGTCTTCTCATTTCGATAATGTCATAGTCGTGCCTAAACTCGACAACATTACCTGAACGGGTGCATTTGAACAAAGCCATTTAATACCTTAATGAAGAAAGGGGGGACAAGCCCCCCGATCTTTAGACCATACGAACTACAACAATTCGCATAGTGGTGGATGCCAAGTCAGCAGTTGAGCCAGACTCGTTTTGGATACGGAATTTGACAGTATCTGCGGCTGAGACATAACCTGTCACAGTCAAACCTACCAAATCAACGCCCAAAGATGCACCGATAACCATGTCGCCCAAGGCAACGCCTGGGATCGTAATGTCATCAGTCTCGCCTGCGCCATCAACCAAAGAACCTGCGTTCAAAGTTGCTGTTACAGCCCATGTATCGCTAAAAAGACCACGGAATTGGTCATTTCCTCTGCGAGTAGTTACTGCGGATGCGGTTGCCATGTATTTCTCCTAATTAAGTTAAAAAAGTCCCCCCACCACTAGGGCGAGGGGCGCAACTGCAATTAGGCAGGAACTAAGAGAGCGAACATAGATGCAGACTTAGCCGCACCTGTGCTTGCCGCATCACGGAGAATCTGAACGCCATACAACGTATCAGATGTGAACAGCGTAGCAAGGTACTCTTGCTTGTACTGGACTTGTGAACGCACACCAATTTGCTCAACCAGAACCAAAGAATCTTTGTGTCCCATCAAACAAACACGAGCGCCAGCAGAACCTGATGCTGTGTCGCAATTGCTTGAGACAAACACAGGGATGCCATACAAGTTACCGATCTCACCTGTGCGGATGGTATTGTTAGTACCGCCAACAAAGGCTTGTTCTGTGTAACGTGCCAAGCCCATTAGCGTGTTACGGCTTGAGGGTGGGATGATGAAGAAACGACCATCCATAGGAGTATCGTTGTCATCCAAGCGCTGAATGGTGCGGCGAATAGCGGCATCGGTCAAGGCTGACTCATTGTTGCTTGCGGCAACATAAGCAGATGTACCATCACCACCAATAAACGCACCAGTTGCGTAGGCGTTTGTACCAGCACCATTATTGGTTTCACGTCCAAGGTTAATTAAGTCTGTATCGACTTGTTTAGCCAAAGCGTAACCAGCGTCTGCTGTGTAGAAGTTACGCAGACTATTTAAAGCCTGTGCTTCTACGATGTCTTCGATCAAACGGCTATATTCATAGTGTTTGTCGATTGCTACCTGAACTTCAGATTCCGTTGCCGCAATCAAAGTTACTTGTGAGCCAGCCGCCTTTGCAGACGCAGAACCACGGGTAGGAGCAGGAACGTGAACTACATCACCTTTCTTGCCCTTGAAAGACATCTTCATAACCAAGTTTGCTAAAACGAGGTTCTTCTTATAAGCCGCAACAATTTCGTCACTCCATATTTCAGGAATGAAGGTTGCCGCTGTCGTTACTGTCACATTATTTGTACCTAAAGGCATGATAAATCTCCAAAAATCGATAAGTTAATTACTTGACCCGACCATCAGCGTAGGCTTGCATGATTTCATCACTCAAGGCTTCGTATCTGTTCGGATCGGTCATTTTCAGCCGAATAAGGTCAGCCCGTCTATAAACCCTCTTTCCTGATTCTCCACTACCGCCTATATCAACGCCCGCCGCCTTCAGGTTAGTCTTGCGCTGGGTTTCACCCGCATCGCTAGTCTGTTTTGCCTTAATGCCACGTAACTGTTTATAAGTAGTAAGTAATTCGTTTGCACTATCGTAGTCAAACTCACCATCAGCCTTGGCAAACAGATTTATGCGAACAGGTGAAGATTTCACCCAATTTGCAAAGTCTGGGTCTGAAGCAACCTGACCATAGTCGGGATGCTCTTGCGTTAACTTTTGCTGAATCTGCATCCGTTTGAAGTCGTGAGCCGCTTGGCGACCTGCAACTACATCTGGATGGTTATCGACAGTTTGACGAATTGCCTCTTTTGGATTCTCAAAGAAGTCTACTTCTGGTGCTTCCTCTTTAATAGGTTGCTTGGTCGAGGAGAGGTTCTGCTTTATGAGTTCGTCCGCTAATTTGCGAACTTCACCAACTTCCTGTGCTTGCTTACCAATATACTTCTCAGCCTCTTGGTGCATTTTTATAACTTCTTCTAGAGTTTTTTCCCTGTATTTCTCAGGAAACTCTGGAGATTGTGTTACTTCAGGGAGTTGCTTCTCTTGCTGTTGTTCTTCAACAACATCTAACTCACTCTGCGACTCATCTTCATTATCAATCAACGCCATATTTTTCCTTTTCCTGCCGTTATCGGTTCTAGGACATTTAACTCGCCACTTTTATGGTTGTGAGTTGTTACTTTGCTCCCACTTCAATCTGTCTAGGTGTTTTCTCTCGAACTTCCCATGTTCTGACGGGAAAGAACCAGACCACCCTTCTAACTTGAAGTTAGGTGCGCTTATGAGGCGGTTGGCTGTTGCTCCGCACTCACACTTAAAACCTGTTGTCTCATAATCAACAAGTCTCTCAGTTTTATGCCCGTTTTCACAGGCAAAATCAAATAGTCTTTTCATTCAGTTCCTCATACGCTCTTTCGCTGACCTCTTTCAAGGTTCTCAGCCAAGTTAGTATTGACAATTCACCCTTTTTGAAGTGTAAAGACGCTTCGTCAGGGATTGTACTGATATTGTTCAACGAATTTATCATTGTGTCAATATCTTCCATTAAGTCTTTCCACCCCTCTGTTGCCATAGTGTCAAAGCGGGATTCATAATAGCGTTGCAGTTCAGGGGTCATGGATTCAATCCTATTTAGGTTGTCTTTAAGTCTTTTCTTAGCATAATCCATGAAGATTTCTGCTTGTTGTTCATCAACAGTCTTGGGCATCTTCAAAACCAACCTGATTCTTCAAATCAGCGTATAGGCTTTCCATCAAATTACTTGTTGGCGTTGCACAGTAAAAAGCATGACTTGCAACTTCCTGTGCATTGGCTTGCCTAGCATCTGCACTTGCAGACACAGATACCTGATATTGGCATTGGTCTTTGTTGCCGTGAATGTTTGTGATACGAGCATATGCTTCCGTAAAAGGAACACCAACATTACTTGTGGAAATAGAGATTTTGAGTGCCATTAGAAAGTTACCTCAGTTGTTTCAATTCTGCTAACCCATCTGATAGTGGTTGCCGCCGCCCCTGTCACAGTAACCGCTATACCACCATTTGTTGTATCAGCGGTAATTGCCAATACCCAAGTAGTCGCCAAAGCATCTTGCGCTATTACAGTTGGAGTGACTGCGGCAACCAACGTGGTGGATGCGGCATTTGCGCCTCGTTTAATTACGCCTTGAAATTCCCAACCTGATGTAGTGCTACCACCTGTTACGTTAGCAATGCAAGTTCCTTGGAATACATAGGCAGAATTGTTTGGCAAAATTACTTGATTAGTAGTTGTTGCCGCACTTGTGTTACTGCGTAGTCTTGTGGCAGTAGCATCCGTAGTTGCAACGCCAAGAACTAATAATGCGGATTGAGTAACACCAGCGGCACTAGCAATAGGGACGTTACTAGCGGGTAAAACCGTATTACCAATAATAGACCTAGTTGTTCCGTATCTACCAACAAATACACCAGAATTACTTGAATTAGTGGTATTATTAGCACCGCCAACAACAGCAGAACTGCTATCACCTGCCGTATTGCTTGTGCCACCCCCAACAAAAGAATTATTTGCAGTAGCGTTATTACTACTACCACCCCCAACAAAAGAATTAGATGCTTGTGCAGTATTACCGTTTCCAGCAATTACAGAGCAAGCAGTGCCAGATGCAATATTTGAATATCCTCCACCGACAAATCCATAGCCTCCATCTGCATTGTTACTAAAACCAAAATTGGTTGCATATATGCCAGAGGAAAATCCAGAGCCTTGATTTAATGAAACCCAGTTAGTTGAAAAAGAGGCAGTTCCATTAGTGTTATAAGCCGATTTTAAATAACACAAATCTAAAGTTTGATTAGCACCTAAGTTATAAATAACAACCGAATTGCCAGTCCCGCCATTATCAGAAGCGTACAACAAAATGTTTTGACGTTGTGATGTCCAATTTGAATTGACAATTTTAATTGTTTTGCCATCAACACAACCAGACGGAAGTAAAACAACAATAGATGCAAAATTACCACCTGTTGCAAAATATTGCACTGGAGCGCAATCGTTAGTTAGTCCAACGCTTGACGTTCCAGAGTTAGTTTTAGAAAAATCCCATAATTTAACTGATGGGATATTTTCAGAATCTAAGCCCGTAAACATTAGTAATCTCCACCAACAGCAGTTAAGTGAAATCCAGCCGCTACTACTGTTCCAAATGTGGCGTAAATACGATAACCCGCAGGTAAACTAATGTTTAAAGGTAAAATAATATCTGGCAATTCAGCAGTTTGAGAAACTGTTGTTGCTGACAAAGTTCTTTCAAAAAACAAAGTATTGTTAGCCGCTGTGCCAGTAGTAGAGCCGTTGTTAATCCAAATGCGAATAACTGTTACTACGTTTGTTCCCAAGGCTCTTACTTTAATAAAATCAAGTCTTGAACCATCAACTGCTTTGCCTGTAAAAATAGGGCCGTAATTTGTACCAGTTGTCAGGTCTGTGGTTGTGTTTGCGTCACGACCAGGAGTGCCCGATGTTGCCGCCGTACCACTTACCCAACTATTGACTGGTGTTAGTGGAAAGATTGGGTTTGTATTTTGTGCCATTTAAAAGCCTCCGATTGACCAAGATTGCAATTTAGGAATTGGTGATGATGTACCGCCACCCGATGAGGCGATAGTGATACCACCAGATGAATTTGTAATTGTTATGTTGCTACCAGCAGTCAATGTTGCATAAGAAAACCCCGTACCATCACCAATCAATAACTGACCATTGGTAGGGGTAGACGCAAGAGCAATTGCCAATGTGCCACTTGTTGTAATTGGTGAACCTGTTACAGACAAGAATGATGGGACAGTTGCCGCAACGCTTGTGA